ATGCAAAACAAAATCAGGCAAAGGCGAACTTCTGAATGTGTAAGGAATCTCGTAATTCAACAAAAATTCCTCAAATTCTGTTACAAAAAGATCACGAACCAAAGGCTGTGTCGGCTCTAATACGATGCCCGTGAAGCCTTGATTTAACAATGAAAGATATAAACATTTTGCAAGTAAAGATCGGGTTTTGCCTGATCCATAACCCGCGCACAAGCCCAATATTTCCGTTTCTGTGTCATTTACAAACGATAGTTGCCCCGCGTGAAGATCAGATAACACACGTTCTAATATTATCTCTGTATCTTTTTCATCAGGAGGACTTAAAAAGTCGAGGAGGGGTTGTTTTTCGCAGACATCAGAAATAAGACTCATATTATTTTTATACCAATAGTACACATAATACTGCAATAGGAAATACGATAGGTACATAAAACATTGCTAAAGGATATACAACAAGAACACATAATACAGCTATAGGTTTTACATCAGGTACATAGAATACCGCTGTTGGTTTAATTTATACAAAGCTAGTTATTGTAATGGTTTTTAGTTTTACAAGTGGTTACTAAAATACTGCAATAGGAAATACAAGTGGTGACTATAATACTGCTATAGGAATTACTATAGGTAACTAAAACACTGCTGTTGGAATTACGAGTGGTAACCATAACACGGCAATAGGAAATACTAATGGTGCGCATAATACAGCTGTAGGAATTACCATTGGTAACTAGAACACAGCAGTTGGTAAATACTAAAGGTATCAATAACACAGCAATAGGATTTATTTAACAAAAGCTAGTGATGTCAAGGGTTTTACTTTATACAACAGGTTACTACAATACTGCTATTGGTAATTACTATTGGTATATAAAACACAGCTATCGGAAATACGAAAGGTTATTAAAATACAGCAGTAGGAAATACAAGCGGCAAACATAATACTGCTGTTGGGTAAATTGCATGGAAGTAAAACACAACAATCGGTTATTTTACACAAAACGTAGTTATTGCAAGGCTTTTAACTGCTACAAGTGGTTATCAAAATACTGCTATTGGTTATACAACGACTAACAAGAACACAGCTATTTGCAATTACTATTGGTACTCATAACACAGCTATTGTTTAAGCTGACATATCAAAGCGTAATAATTTCGCCTGCATTTCTACGGCACGGATAGCGGTCTGTAATTGATTTTCCATTGATGCGCGGCGTTCATAGTCAGCAAGTCTGGCAATTGCACCTATAAGCCATTGCGGGCGTTCAAGCTGTGCATCTTTTTCTTGTAGTATGCGAGCGCGAGACAAATATTCTTCTGTTTGTCGTAGACTGACTGAATAATTCTCCGCGCAATATCGAGCAATCTGCGTTTTTGAATTTCCAAGCAGAAGCAAATCGTATATTTTATGTATACGTCTATCAATTTCGATATTAGTTGCCTTTTTAGCCATGCCCTTAATATATAACATGAATTATAGGGTTGACATTACATTTTAATTTTATTATAATTAAATTGTTATCAAACAAACTAAACCAATGGCTAACAAACAAACAAAAGCTGTAAAATGCGGTTCTAATGTAAGGTCAAAACTTACATCTAATTTTTTAGGTCATGTTGTATCTTATCAACCACTAAATAATTATGCCTTAGTCGCACGAATCGTTGACTATAAATTAATTACTGTTGAATACAAATTATCTGATTTAGAGGTAGCGCAATGACAAATTTCTTTATGGTTATGTGCGCGACAGGAATCTTTTATTTGGGATTCGATGGGGCATTGACCGATATGACCCGCAACGATTGTGCGGCGGGTATTCAAGCGGCGTGTGAGGTTTTGAAATGAGTAGAAATTATGATTATAAAGATCAAGAACTTGATTTGAAAATGCGAATTAAGTTCTTAAATAAAAAGTTAAGAGAACCCGATCACGGGGTCGAACAATATGAAGAATGGCAAAGTAATCTCGAAATGGTTACTGATGAACTTACTAAACTACAGGTAAAAAAATTTAAATCTTTTTTAAGCAAATGGATTCATGTTTATAGAAAAGATAATCAATTAATAAATGTTGTTGATTGTATGTTTGTTTCTTTAGAAGAAGATCAGCAAACAGATATGGCGACAAAATGGTATCACAGAAAAGTTAAAGAAAAAGATATAAGGCATTATCAATTATTGGCCCAATATACAAAAGAAGAAAATCAAAATTTAAAAAAACGATTAAAAGCTTCACAAAAAGGAGGAGACAAAGAAATAAAGCTGTTAAGAAAAGAAATAAAAACAAAAGTAAAGCAAGCAACAAATTCACGTTTGTTAGAATTTAGAAAAAAGGAAGCACAATTTAAAGAACAAAAAAAAGAAGCTATCAAACAAAGTAGAGAATCTATATCGAATAATTATGATAAGTTACTTAGGCAACACGTTATGGAACTAAATCATTACAAAAACAAAATAGAAGAACAAGAAAGATTTATAAAAAATTTAGATAAGGGGGATGTGTTTTTTGATTTACAAAATTCAGTTACAAAGTTAGAAGAAAAAAATTATGAACTTATAGGAAAACTGCAACAAGAAAAAAGTTTCAAAGAGGACTGTATTCTTCAAATGCAAACTGAAATAGAAAGACTAAGAGAAAGTAAAAGTAAAATTTTAGATGAATTTAAAAAAATGCAAATTACTGCAATGGAAAATTCTGAATCAGAAAATAGAACTATTTTAGAACTACAAAACAAAATTTTACAACTTACAAAAAAACAGGAGGTTAAACAATGAGATTAGACAGATCAAAACTTTTTGAGTGGTTGCTTGATAACGAATGTCCTTATGATTGGGATGTAGACGAAAAATCAAGCAATGATGAAACTGTAACCCTTATTTTTTCGGAGGATACATGAAAGATCAGGAACAACTCAAATCATTAAATCAATTACTTTCTTTAGTTATTGGTGGGCGTATTGCAAGACAAACTGAGCATTTAAAAAGCGCCCCCATCAATCGTATTAATCACGCGCAAAAGATTATTGCAGATGGAGAACTTCAAGAAGCAACAAGAGACTTGCAAGATGGTTACGATGGCGCATCAAAAAGACTTTCACAAGTAGAACGCAAGATTGATTCTTTGAAAAGTTTAAAAGTACTTGCAGAAATGGTTGAAGAAAATGTTCGGGATGCGGCGCTTGCGGCTGTGCGCGAAAGTGCAAATTCTGATGGCTTTATGTTCGATGAATACAACGAATGGGAGGGTAAATATAAATGAAACGATATAGGTTTTCAAGCGGGGATGAAGAAACATCGCGCAGGGCTGAACAACAGTTTTTACGCATAACAGAAAACATGACCGACAAAGAACGCGATGCTGTTTTAGGGATGTTGATAAAAATGCAAAAGCAAATGTTTTTTCAAGAGCCGTGGTTATTAAAAAGATTTTCAGGAAAAGAACAGGCGCAGATATTGGCGCAATATACAAAAGAAGAACAATTAATAATGCTTGCGAGGTTTGATCTTGAATTACAACATTGGAAAGATAAAAAAAGAAATAGTTGACAAGTCTAAATAATTCTAATATAATTAAGTTGTAAGCAAACCAATCAAACAAATGCAAAAAACATTAATTCATCAAGACAAAGACAACAAACATTATCAAATTAAAGGAGCTACAGATATTTTTTATCATCATCATTTAGGACGCCATCAAGGCAAAGAACGCAACCCAAATTGGGAACGAGTTACTATTTGTGTTTACAAAAAATTAACTGAAAAAGATGATTGCTACATTACATTAGGTCGTTATCAATTTGACGGTGTAGGTTGCATTGAACAAGCAAATCAAAAATTAGCTCAACTCATTAATTAAATGGATAGTTTTTTACACAATCATCAAGCCGCGCTTGATAGCCAAAGAGAAGCGCAGGCAATACGCGATGTTTTTGGCGATGAAGATGACAAGTATTTCAACCATGAATACGATTTGGAGGAGGATAATTTTTTCAATGATTGAAACACCATCTCTACTTTCGCCGTGTGGCTCTTATCAGGTTGACTTTTTCCCAATAAAAGGTCGATCTGATCTTTATTTAAGATGTGGTGTTTTTGAAGGTCTTATTGAATTTCAGGAATGTGTAACGCACGTTGAAATGTTTCGCGAAGTAGAAAGCAAAAGATTTAGAAAATTTAGAACAATAGGGCAAAATAAAATCCCGCAAGAAATATCAATCTAAGGGACGCAATGTATGTTGCGCGTGTTCTGATCTTCTACTGTCATCCCATAAGACTTTGTAATAATAATGAACTGACCCTGCGCTGTTTGTTTTAGTAAATACTTCTGTTATCTTGCCGTTGCGATAGCGTGGGGGGATTGCTGATGAAGTGTAGGAGATTTTTTTAACTGATTGCCCGATTTCATATTTTTGCCCAACTAGAATTGCCATAAGAGTTTGTTTTGTAGTTTTTTTATTTTACCAAATTAGTCAAATCAATTTGTTGACGTATCTATTTAATTATATTATAATAGAATTGTTCTTACGGAGGATTTATGAAAACTCAAAAATATGTATGGTGTGAAGGCGCAATCGGATTTGAACATTGCGGCAATGTATTCAGGGCAAGAGTCCTTGACGATACTGAAATGCACCGCGCTGCGCGTAAGGGTTATGTTTGGGTAGAAAGAGTTACTACTCCCGCAGATAATGAAGTTGAACGCGATGAAGAAGGTAATGAGGTTCCTTGGCGCGTTGAATGGCCGATTGAAATTGGCGATGGAATCTGCGGCGACAGATATAAGTTTTTAACAGGATTTTAATTAATCCTGTTGACATACTTAATTAATTCTATTATAATAGGAATGTAAGCAAAACAAATCAAACAAAATGTACGACACAAAAGCTACAACTGACGAATACCCAAGATGGCATCGCGAAGAAGATGGCACGATGGTTCCTGACGTTACAGATTACGTCAAATTACAGGCTTGGATTGATACTCTTGACCCAAGAATCAAACAAGAATACGACAACATTTAGGAGGTAAAACAATGCTTGAATACAATCCAGTTCCAACAAACAACAGACAATTCGATCAAGGGATTCAATTGACTAAAAAAAGAAGCAGAAACAAAAAACATAAAAATGTTTTTGCAGAATTAAAAACTTTAAAAAAGGAGGACTAAACAATGGGCGACTTTACAAAAAAAGCTATCTGGGAAAACAATCAAAGATTGCTAAGTAGACAACAAATC